CGCTACCCCAACTGCGCCTTGGCCGCGATCCAGACCGACGGCAGCCAGTTCCAGGGCAAGCCGACCACTGCATACCGCATCTGGGGCCGGATCATCCGCGTGCCCAGCAACTACGACCCGATCGCGCGCACTTACACCGGGGTGTGGGATGGGACGTTCAAGTCGGCCTGGACGAACAACCCGGCCTGGGTCTTCTTCGACATGGTCACCAACGATCGTTTCGGCCTTGGTGATCGCATCCCGCTGGACTGGGTGAACCGGTATCGCCTGTATGAGATCGCGCAGTACTGCGATCAGCTGGTCAGCGATGGCATGGGCGGCTTGGAGCCGCGCTTCACCTGCAGCCTGTACCTGCAGACCCGGGAGTCGGCCCACAAGGTGCTACAGGACCTGGCCAGCATGTTCCGCGGCATCAGCTTCTACGCGGCGGGGCAGATCATGGCCTCGGCGGACATGCCTAAGGACCCGGTCTATACCTACAGCCAGGCCAACGTGGTCGACGGGAAGTTCACGTACACCGGCAGCGGCAGCAAGGCACGGCACACGGTGGCGTTGGTGTCCTGGTCCGACCCGGACGACTTCGGCCGGCAGAAGGTCGAGCCGGTCCAGCTGCAGGAAGGGATTGCCCGCTACGGCGTGAACCAGATNGAGGTGACGGCCTTCGGCTGCCACTCCAAGTCGCAGGCCCAGCGCGTGGGGCTGCACATCCTCTACAGTGAGAATCTGGAGACGGAGACCGTCAACTTCGCCGTGGGTCTCGATGCCCTGAACTGCATGCCCGGTGACGTGATCCAGGTCGCCGATGCCAAGCGCGCGGGGCGGCGCAACTCCGGTCGCATCAGCGCGGCCGCGGCGAGCAGCCTTACCCTGGATGTGGTGCCGCCCTCGATGCAGGCCGGGGACCTCTTGCGGGCGACGCTGCCGGGCGGGAAGACCGAGGCCCGCACCATCAGCGCGGTCAACCCGGAGACGCGCGTGGTGACCGTCTCTGCGCCTTGGAGCGCGATCCCGGTGGTGCAGTCGATCTGGGCGACGGAGTCGACCGACCTGGTGATGCAGCAGTTCCGGGTGATCAGCATCACGGAGGAAGAGGGGCTGACCTATCGCGTCACCGCGCTGCAGCACCGCCCGGACAAGTTCGCGGCCATCGATGACGGCACCCGGCTGGAGCCGCCGCCCATCAGCATCGTACCGCCCAGCGTGCAGCCGCCGCCGGCGAACGTGCGCCTGTCCTCGCATGTGGTGATCGACCAGGGCATTGCCACGCCGGTGCTGACCATTGAATGGGATGCGGCCGACAAGGCGATTGCCTACGACGTGGAATGGCGCCGGGACGATCTGAACTGGGTGCGTGTGGGGCGCGTGGGCACGGCCAGCGCGGAGGTGCGCGGGGTCTATGCGGGCAAGTACCTGGCCCGGGTGCGTGCGGTGAATGCGCTCAATGCGGTGTCGCAGCCTGCCCTCAGTGTCCTCACCGACATTCAGGGGAAGACGGAGCCGCCGCCGGCGCTGACCTCCCTGACGGCAGCGTCAGTGGTGTTCGGCATCCAGCTGGCCTGGGCGTTCCCGCCCGGGGCAACCGACACGCAACGCACCGAGATCTGGCGCAGCGCTGGCCCGAACCTGGAGAACGCGACGAAGCTGGGCGATTTCGCCTATCCCCAGAACCGGCACCGGCTCGATGGCCTGGCCGCCGGCGCGAAGTTCTACTTCTGGGGTCGGTTGGTGGACCGCAGCGGCAACATCGGGCCGTGGTATCCCGCTGGCGCTGGTGTAGTGGGCGAGGCGAGCACCGACGTGACCGAGTATGACGCCTACTTCTCCGGCCTCATCAACAAGAGCGCGCTGGGGCGGGAGCTGCTGTCGGAGATCGAGAGCATCAGCAGTATCGCCCCGTTGATCTGGGCCGCAGATGCCACGTATGAGTCGGGCCAAACGGTGGTGCACAACGGCAAGATCTGGTTGTGGACCGACGCCGCCCCCGGCAACGAGGAGCCCCCGGGCACGAAGTGGAAGAGCGTCGGCGATGCGGTGGCCGAGGCCGGTGCGTTGGCCGGGCGGATCGATCAGCTGGAGCTGGATGTTACGGAGGTGGACGGCAAGGTCACGGCGGTGGGCAACCGCGTAGATGGCTTGGTGGCGCAATACAGCGCGGAGCACGCCGGCGATGGGGACTGGAACGCGGGCGATGAGGACGCGTTTGCCGGCACGATCACCACGCTTACGGTCATCGCCAGCGGAGACTACGCGCTGGGCCGGCGTGTGGATACCACCGAAGCAGCGGTAGGCGAGACCCGGGCGATGGTGCAGGCCACCTCGCAGGCTCTGGTCGACTTGGACGGACAGATCAGCGCGTCGTACAGCCTGAAGCTGCAGATTGCAGCCAACGGCCAGTACTACGCAGCTGGCATGGGCATCGGCATCGAGAACCAGCCGGACGGCAGCTACCAGAGCCAGGTGCTGTTTACCGCCGACCGCTTCGCGTTCGTCAACCTGGTCAATGGGCAGCTGACCTCGCCGTTCGTGATCCAGGGCGGCCAGACCTTCATCAATCAGGCGCTGATCGGCACCGCGTGGATCACCAGCGCCAATATTGCCGATGCCGCGATCACCAACGCGAAGATCAGCGGGGCGATCCAGTCCGATGACTACGTCGCTGGCCAGACCGGCTGGAGGATCGACAAGGCTGCCGGCGGTGGGTTCCAGTTCAACGGCATGGTGGCCGGCGGATATCGCCTGAACATCACCAACCAGGGCGTCTACATCTACTACCCGAACGGCAACCCGGCCGTCGAACTTGGAGTGCTGCTGTAATGGCCGATGTGGGTCTGCGGGTGAGGAGCGAGAGCGGGTATGTGGAGACTACGGTCACCACACGTCTGAGCAAGATCATCGGGTCGTACAGGTTCCCGCTCTACAACCCGGTCAACTCCAACAACAAGTGGGTAGCGCCGCCGGAGGCAAATGGAGGGCTCATCGTCAATGACTTTTTAGGCGGTGAGCCCTTCTACTACTTCACCTGCGAGGGCCAACGATCGGTGTACGGAATGCTGGTTCCTTCGGTGACCATCTCGGGGAACAGCATCAACTGGAGCTGGGACCCTGACGTGGTGAACTACCACGTCAGGATGGAGATGTTCCCGAGCAAGCCCACGACGGACACCGTCGGCGGCATCACCCTTCATTACGGGATATACAGCTGATGGCCGTCGGACTACGCGTGCGAAACCAGGGAACCGGGCAGATCCAGATTGGGGCTGGCTATCGGAATCTACAGTTGGCCAAGTCAGGGACGCTCAACACCGGAACTTTCTCCGGCGGCGGGACCGGCGGCTCGCCGCCGTCTGCCCTGTGGTCGCCGAGCGGGGTCCTGGCTTCAACGAACGGAACAACGAATCTCCATGTCTGCCGCTACATCAACGACAGCGTGGCGACCACAACGGGATTCACTCTGGTTCAGACCGGGGTGACGTGTTTCGTCTACGCTTCCAACCAGGCGCCGAACAAGACGTTGGAGTACTACACGTTCAATGCTACCGAGCGTGCGGCCAGTGGACCGGTGGGTCTGCGCATGCGTGGCGAAGACGGCACGGTCTTCTACGACTCCCGACGCAAGGGTCTTCGGGTACTCCAGGTGGTGGCGCTGCCAACAGTCCCAGGGCCTCCCGTTGAGATTGGCCAGTTCTTCCCCGGCGTTAAAATCGGCATTGCCATCCCGTCGCCGCGCTTCTACTACTTCTCGCAGTCACAGGATCGGTGCACCATGAATGCCGACCATTTCCACATGACCAGCGACAACCGGATCTTCCTCTCGCGGTTGCAGGTAACCCAACAGACTTTGATCACCAACACCTTCCCGGTGGGCGGTGTGACGATGGGCCCGCAGAACGCCACGATCTTCATCGTGGACCTGACAGAGGTTCCGCTGGGGTTCGGGTGAGGGGAACCCTCACGCGGCCGCAACAGGCGCTGCGGCCAGATGGCAGCCATGTGCTATTCCGCCCAGATAACCGCCGCCTATCAGAAGCTGGTCAGGATGACCGGCGCCACCCTGTCGCTCCAGGAGTTCGCTGCGCTCTACGCGCACGACCCAGGCAAGAAACGACCCAAGACGCCAAAGGCCATGGATGACGCTTTCCGGGCCGGCGCCAGCACGGCGGAGCTGGCGGTGTGGGCCGAGGTTGAGCAATGGAATAGGGCCGAGGCCACCATCCTGGAGCAGGAGCTGTTCGCCAACCGCAAGCGGCTGGCCGACGCTGAGCGCGCGCTGCAGGTGAAGGAGACAAAGAAGGCCCGGGAGGACGTGCGGATCGCCGGCAACAAGATCGAGCGGGCCAAGGCGCGGCTGGCGGATCTGCAGCGCGTTGAGCCGAAGGACCGCGACAGCCGCATCTTCCCCGGCGTCTACGCCCCGGTGATCGTCTCCGAGGGCGGGAAGCTGGTCATCAAGCCGATGCGCTACCAGTGCCGCCTGGCCGGGAAGCCGGCCAACTACGACCAGCGCTTCCCC